AGCAGCCCGACAAGATTGCAAAGAAGACGGCTAGATATAGGAAAGCATAGTGGCAAAGGGCGTTAAACATTATTTTGCAGACGGTAGAGAGCACAAGGGTGGTATGCACAAGCATCCCGACGGGACTCTTATGACCGGCAAAACTATGTCAAACGCATCTAAAAAGTTATTTCACTACGGGCAGTTGTCTAGCAAAGCAAAGACCAAAGCTCGTGAGGGTTGGAAGCGCAAATGACGACTTCAGGCACTACCGCATTTAATATGGACTTCACGGAGATCGCTGAAGAGGCGTGGGAACGTGCGGGCCGAGAGATGCGGTCGGGCTATGATTTGCGTACCGCACGTAGGTCCATGAATCTGCTTACTATTGAGTGGCAGAACCGTGGCATCAACATGTGGACTATCGACGAGGGTACGGTCAGCCTCGTAAGCGGTACAGGTGAGTATACCCTCCCCGCCGACACCATTGACCTGCTGGAGCAGGTGATTCGGACCAACGCGGGTAACGCCACCACGCAGTCAGACCTCAATATCAGCCGTATTAGCGTCAGCACCTATTCTTCTATCCCTAATAAGCTGTCTACCGGCAGGCCGATTCAGGTTTGGGTAGAGAGACTCCGCGACGCCCCCAAGATCAACGTCTGGCCTGTGCCGGACAGTAACGATTATACGTTTGTTTATTGGCGTATGCGTCGTGTTGAAGATGCTGGGAGTGGTGTTGAGACGCCGGATATGAACTTCCGCTTCCTCCCGTGCCTTGTTGCTGGGCTGGCTTATCAGATCGCCATGAAGGTGCCGGAACTAACGCCCCGCGCACAGATGCTTAAGGCTGAGTATGACGAGCAGTTTAACCTAGCCGCTGGCGAAGATAGGGAGAAAGCCTCAGTTCGGTTCGTTCCGCGTGCATCGAGGGTCTGCTAATGTCACAGAGGTTCGCGTCTTCTCAGAAGGCTCTTGCAATATGTGATGTTTGTGGGTTTCAGTATAAATTACGGGAACTTAAAGAGCTTATTGTAAAGGGTCGAAACAGCAACATCAAAGCGTGTCCTGAATGTTGGAACCCCGACCACCCGCAATTACATCTTGGCGAGTACCCAGTTGATGACCCGCAGGCTCTTAGAGACCCGCGCCCCGACTCCGCTGAATTAACGCCGAGCCGGGATATACAGTTTGGGTGGAATCCGGTTGGTATGAACGATCCGTTCAACCTAACACCAAACAATTTAGTAGGGACAGTTTCAGTGGGTTCTGTTACTGTCACCACAGAATAGGAGTTAGATATGAAAAAGACATCTAATATGCCCGTAAAAGCCACGAACATGCCAAAAGTATATGGCCCGAAGGGCAGTATGGAGGGTGTTAAGACTTCTGGTGTGAAAATTCGTGGTACTGGAGCGGCAACTAAGGGCACTATGGCCCGTGGTCCGATGGCCTAACCATGAACTACACAGAGTTAACCACTAATATCGAGGACATCTGTGAGACGTCTTTCACGGCTGACCAGCTTGCCATGTTCACTGAACAGGCTGAGCAGAAGATCTATAACTCTGTGCAGATCCCGGCCCTCCGTAAAAATGTAACCGGTACGTTTACAAGTGGTAATAGCTACCTTGGGATGCCCACGGATTTTCTGTGGGCGTACTCTTTGGCTGTTGTTGATGGTAGTGGGGATTATAACTACCTGATTAACAAGGATGTTAACTTCATCCGTGAAGCCTATCCGGCGTCCTCCCCCGGCGGCTTACCCGCTCATTATGCGTACTTCTCTGATGGTAGTTTTATGGTAGGTCCAACGCCTGATAGTAACTATACAACAGAGCTTCATTATGGATATTACCCTGAGTCGATTGTTACCGCTGGAACGACTTGGTTAGGTGATGAATTTGACTCTGCATTGCTGAACGGCGCACTTATCGAAGCCATACGCTTCTTAAAGGGCGAGCAGGACGTTGTTGCGATGTACGAGAAACTGTACTTACAGTCAATAAACTTGCTGAAGGTACTGGGTGATGGTAAGTTAAGAGAAGATACTTACCGTTCTGGACAGTTTCGGCAAGCCGTATCATAGGAGATAGATTATGGCAATCACACAGGCTATGTGCACGTCGTTCAAGCAGGCGCTCCTTGACGGCGAAATGGATTTTAGCAGCGATACGGCGCAGACGTTCAAAATCGCTTTGTATACCTCGTCGGCTACGCTCGATGCGAGCACGACCGCGTACTCCGTCACCAATGAGGTTAGTGGTACTGGGTACTCTGCTGGGGGTAACACTCTTACTATCTCAGCAAACCCAACCACTTCTGGCACCACGGCGTTCCTCGATTTTGCTGATACTACGTGGTCTTCGGCTACAATCACGGCTCGCGGGGCGCTTATTTATAAGTCTGGTGGCTCTAACCCCGCTGTGGCTGTGCTGGACTTTGGTGGTGATAAGACCTCTACGGCTGGCGACTTTACCATTCAGTTCCCGGCTGCTGACGCTAGCAACGCTATCATCCGTATTGCTTAAGTAAGGATTCCAAGTGGCCTCGTCCGTAGAATATTCCGGTTGGGGTGGGGGTGCTTGGGGTCAGACGGCTTGGGGCACCGACCTTTTAGTAGTATCTGTTGATGGTGTAGCCGGTACTACTGCGCTTGGTTCTGTAGCAGTTGTTGCAGACGCTAATGTTTCTACGTCTGGTTTAGCTGCTACTTCTGCAGTTGGGTCGGTAACCGTAAACGCCGATTCTAACGTGGCGGTGAGTGGACTGTCCGCCACTTCTGCGCTGGGTTCAGTTACGGCTACAGGTGCCGCAGATGTCGCACTATCTGGACTGAGTGCTACAGGCGCTATTGGTACCGTATCTGTAAGCGCCGGATGCAACTTTGCAGTTACCGACGTGTCCGGGGTTGGGTATCTGGGTAGTGTTACAGTTGTGGCTAAGTCTGTGGTAAGTGTTGCAGGTGTGTCTGCTACTGGCACCGCAGGTAGCTTCTTGGTATGGGGTGAGGTAGATACTGGTCAGACACCCGATTGGGGTGCTATAACTACTTCACAGACACCAAGTTGGCAAAATGTTAGTGGATTTTAAGCCTGTATAAGTTAATATACAGATACGAAGGTGTGGAGCGGACAGCATGACGACTCAATATACAACTATTCTTAAACTGGCACTCCCCGTGCAGGGCGAGCTTAGTGGTTCGTGGGGCGATGTTGTAAACGATAACATCACCGAGATGGTTGAGGAGGCGGTCGCTGGTCTTGCTACGATCAACTCTTGGACAGCAAACAGCCATACCCTTACGACTGCTAACGGCACGACTTCTGAATCACGCTGTGCTGTTCTGGTCGCGGACGACGATGGTGGCGGAAACCCTTCTGCTGCGGCTACTATTATCTGCCCCGCAGCTTCAAAGCTCTATGTTCTCAAGAACATCTCCGGACAACAGGTTACTCTCAAGACCTCCGGTGGTACCGGCGTAGCTGTACCGAATGGGTCCACGGCGTTCCTGTTCTGTGACGGCACCAACGTAGAGGCGTGCCAGACGGATATTATTGACGCTACTACGATTGATACTACGAACCTTGAAGTCACTAATATCAAGGCCAAGGACGGTACCGCATCGGGGTCTATCGCCAATAGCACTGGCGTATTTACTATTAATAGTGCGGTCCTTACCACCGCCGACATCAACGGCGGCACCATCGACGGCACGGTGATTGGCGGTTCTAGCGCGGCTGCGGGTACGTTTACGACGTTTACTTCGACCGGCATTGACGACAATGCCAGCAGTACCGCGATCACTATCGACAGCAGCCAGAATGTCGGTATTGGCGTTAGCACCGTTGATACTGCTCTTGGCACAAAACTCCACGTTGCTGGAACAATCCGCACCGATACAGGTGCTTCTGGCGCTAACCCAGCAATTGTGTTTGACCACGACAATTTCGCTGATGCAGACGCTAACTACATTATGGTGGATCGTACAGATGAAGCGATGCGGTTTAGTGTCAATGCTTCAGAACGTATGCGTATCACCAGCAGCGGCGACGTCGGTATTGGTACAAGTAGTCCTACAGCTAAAGTAGATATAATTGAAACGGTAGCCTCTCCAACCTCTTCGATTTGGAATGGAGAAACACTCTCTTTAAAAGATGACACTGCTTATGCAGAAGGTGTAGGCGGTGCCTTAATCTTTGAAGGTAAGTATAATTCTTCAGGTACTTATTCAACTTTTGGTTATATTCGTGGAAGTAAAAGGGATGCTACTGATGGTGGCTTCCGAGGTGGTATTGTCTATGGAACAAGAAACGGCGACCACGTTTTTGTAACTAATACTAGTGGTCTAACAGACGGTACTGATGAACGTATGCGTATCGACAGCAGCGGTAATGTCGGTATTGGTAATGCGGCACCGAGTTATTTACTTGATCTGTACAAGGCGGCAAGTACGGTAGTTCGGATACGAAATAGCGCAGCCACCGGCGGTACGCCCAGCGCAACTCACGGCGAGTTTGTTATAGAGTCAACGGACGCCAACATGGGTATGCAGTTTCTTGGATCGACAACTGCTGACCAACGTATTCTTTTTACTGACACGGCTGCGGTTTCAGGACAAATCGTATATAACCATACTTCTAATTACATGGCTCTATTTACGAATGCCGGCGAACGTATGCGTATCGACTCAAGCGGGAATGTCGGTATTGGGACGAGTAGTCCTAGCACTACTCTTCATATCTCAACAGGTTTGGGCAATGGCATTTTACTTGAAGACAATAATACTAGTAATATTGCACCAAATCTAACGATTATTGGCAAGCGAAGTGATGGAAACGGTAGTCAGTGTTTTGGAGGAAAAGTTCGACTTGCGAAAAATCAAACAAGTGCCGCTATAGATGCTGCTGAAAATAAATTAGGAACTGTTATGTTTGGTGGCAATCACACCAATTCTAGCATTTCCAATATTCTTTATGCGGCAAGTATGTCTGGCATTTCTGAAGGAGTTTTTAATTCCTCAACAGATATGCCAACAGGCCTTGCATTCTATACTGGATCAACAGGGCAAGACGGCGATACTGCAGCCGTTACCGTTGGCACAGAACGTATGCGTATCGACAGCAGCGGCAACGTCGGTATTGGTACTACGTCACCTGACCGACTTTTTGAAGTTGATGAAGCCTCTGGAGATGCGTATATACGTCTCAGAGCTTCAGACACGGGTGGCGGCGCAGATACTATTTTTGAAAATCTATGCGCTGACAATGCTCAAAATAACTACATTTACTTTGGTGATCTTGACGACGTAGACATTGGAACGATTCGGTACAGTCATGCTAGTAATTTTATGTCGTTTACGATTAATGCCGCCGAACGTATGCGCATCGACAGCAGCGGTAATGTCGGTATTGGTGTAACAACTGTTGACACGGCACTTGGCACGAAGCTGCACGTTGCTGGGACTATCCGCACGGACACGGGTAGTGCTGGAGCCAACCCCGCAATTGTATTTGACCACGACAATTTTGCTGATGCAGATGCTAACTACATTGCGGTGGATCGTACAAATGAAGCAATGCGGTTCAATGTCAATGCCTCAGAACGTATGCGTATCGACAGCAGCGGTAATGTCGGTATTGGTACTACGTCGCCCGCTGTTCCGCTTCACATATCTTCAGCCACACCTGCTATACGTCTCACCGATACCGATGATAATAGTGATGCTCAGGTTGGAGCCTCTGCTGGTGGGCTGCTTGTTTTAACCGCCGACATTGGTAATGAAGCCGCTGGTTCTGCCATTCTTTTCAGGGTTGATGGCAGTAGTGAAAAAATGCGTATCGACAGCAGCGGTGTCGTGCGTCCCGGCGCTGACAACACGCAAACGCTTGGATCAGCCTCGTTCCGTTGGTCGGTCGTTTACGCCGGAACCGGAACGATCAACACATCCGACGAACGAGAAAAGCAGCAGATTGCCAATCTTGATGATGCAGAACGTCGCGTTGCCGTGGCGATCAAGGGTCTTGTCAAAAAATACAAATACAACGACGCAGTAGCGTTGAAAGGCGACGACGCGCGCATCCATGTCGGCGTGATTGCACAGGAAGTTATCGCGGCATTTGCGGCAGAAGGTCTTGACGCCACACACTATGCGCTGCTGTGCCACGATACATGGGAAGCAGAGCCGGAAAAAGTCGATAAAAACGGCAACGTAATCAATCCGGGCATCGAAGCTGGTGAGCGTTACGGCATCCGGTACGACGAACTCCTCGCATTTATGATTGCGGCGCTGTGATGACCGAGCAAGAACTTCTCGTGGCCTGTTATCGAAGCGGACAAATCAGCGAGCGGCAATGGCAGGAACACCTCAAAGAAGACCCAAAGCTGCGTGATGCGTGGCACGACGAAATCAACCCGGACAATTCGGGTTGGAACCCTATAGGATAAGGAGCAAACAAATGGCAATCACTTGGTCTATCGTACAACTTGATTACGCTGTGTCTCTCGACGGCGAATCTGACGTGGTCAACAACTCTCATTGGCAGTGCATCGACGAAGATGCCTCCGGTAATCAGGCACGGGTCTACGGCTCTGTGGGTATTCCCACGGATGACCTGTCAAACTTTACGCCCTATGCCGATATCACCGAGGCGCAGGCACTTCAGTGGACGAAGGACGCTCTCGGCGCAGAAGAAGTAGCTTCTATCGAAGCAAACGTAGCTGCTCAGTTGCAGCTCCTCGAAAATCCTACGGAGGGTAGTGGAACCCCGTGGGCAGCTTAACCGCCACATAACCTAAGGAGTAGACACAATGGGAAAAAATGAAAAGACCCCCATTATGATCGACGACGTTGAGTATCAGTACGAGGACATGAGCGCGGAGCAGCAGATGATGGTCAATCACATCGCTGATCTAGATCGTAAACTTTCTTCTGCTAGATTTAATGTTGACCAGCTAGAAGTTGGTAAAAGTGCTTTTGTAAAAATGTTGACTGATTCTTTAATTAAAGAAGATAACAAAGAAATGGATTAAGCGTGGGGATATAGGTGATGACTAATGGTTGTCAAAGACACTGATGCGGTTATAGGTGTTGGAGCCGCCCTAGCTGGCTCTACTGGTCTTGGTGTTCAGTGGGCGCTAAATTTCGGCTCTCTGGCTGTAATCGCGATTAACCTTATCCTTGGTTTTGGTGGTTTATACCTACTCTGGCTGCGTATTCGCCGGGCACGACGCGATCTTGACTAATGGATGGGACCATCGACATCCGCCTGATTGTTACGTTAGGCGGCATCTTATTTAGTGTGGCGGGCGCTGCCGCTGTAGGTAAGATGCAGATTAAGGTTATTCAGGATACCTTGTCGGACATTGAATCCCGTCTCCGCAAGATTGACCAGAGAATAGACGCGCTCGAAAATGGCGAAAGTGTGGTTAAGCAGCGCCTCGACATCTTGGCTAAGATGAACTCACCCGAAAACTTGCGTCGTGACCACATGCAAATAGCCAACATTCTTGCTGATGTCGCGTACCTCAAGTCTGAAGCGGATCGGATGCACAAGATTCATAACGGCGTGCATCCGCCTGTCGCTAGCGAGAGGAAGGCGACATGAACCACGACATGCAGGTCAGGATTAAATTGCTAGAGGCGGACAAAAAATGATTGGTGCGTTACTCCCAGCGGTACTGCCGCTTGTCAAAGATGTGATCGGTTCGTTCTTGCCTGAAGATCCGAAGAAGCGTGCTGAAGCAGAGCGCAAGATTGAGGCGCAACTGACGGAGCATTTGGCGAAGATCGATATCGCGCAGCTTGAAATTAACAAGGTTGAAGCAGCTTCGAGGTCTACTTTTGTTGCCGGGTGGCGTCCATTTATCGGTTGGTCATGCGGCGTTGCTCTTGCTTGGAATTATATTGCACAGCCTATCCTCGTGTTCACGCTCGCGCAGACAGGCCACCTCGTCGATCTTCCTGCGCTCGACATGAGCCAGATGATGCCTGTCCTCATGGGGATGCTCGGGTTGGGCGGCCTACGGACCTTCGAGAAGTACAAATCGGTGAGTAAATAATGGCTACTAAATCACGAGGTGTCGGTGTTTCTGAATGGAAGCCGGTTGATATTAAACACGCGACTAGCATCGGACGCGGCACCAACTCGAAACCCAAGAATAAACACAAACGCCGCTCTTGGAAGCGGTACCGTGGGCAGGGAAAATGACTTTTCTTGAGAAGCTACGTAAAGAGTTAGAGGTGGATGAGGGGGTTATGTACTCCGTCTACTTAGACCACCTCGGCCTGAAAACTTGTGGTATAGGCCATCTTTGTCTGGAGGGGGAGCCTGAGTACGATTGGCCCCCCGGAGCACCCGTTACCGAAGAGCGCGTAGCGGAGCTTTTTGGGAAAGACATTAGTATCACTATGAATGACTGCCGTTGGGTCATCGACGATTTTGAGCAGCTTCCAGAAGAAGTACAGCTTATTTGCTGTAATATGATGTTTAATTTAGGTAGGCCGCGTTTTTCGGGGTTTAAGAAGTTTATCGCGGCCATTCATGTGCAGGACTGGAAAACTGCTGCAAAAGAGATGGCGGATAGTAAGTGGCACCGGCAGGTGCAGAACCGAAGTGGACGACTAATTACCCGTATGCTTGCAGTAGGAGAGGACGATGAGAGCTAAATATGTCGCTGCGGTTAACGAGCAGGGAGACGTAGAACCCGAACACGAGATAGAGGTGGTTTGCGCTAACTGCGGCTATGATCTGGACGCTGTTGAGCTTGAAGCTGATGCTTGCTCAGATTGTGGTAACTCGTTAGAATTGAAGCGTAGTGTAGCTATTACAGTGACCACACTCCCGCTGTTTGGGGTAACGTCGGAGTAACCTAGATGCCCCTTAAGAAGCTATCCTTAAAACCCGGCGTTAACAGGGAACGCACGCGTTATACTAACGAAACCGGTTGGTATGAGTGCGATAAGGTGCGCTTTCGGCAGGGATACCCCGAAAAGATTGGTGGTTGGCAAAGAATATCCGTTAACACGTTTCAAGGCGTGTGTAGGTCTTTGTGGTCGTGGGTAACGCTTGGTGGCCTTAACTACGTAGGTGTAGGTACACATCTTAAGTTTTATACTGAATTAGGTGGGAGTTACTACGATATAACCCCTATCCGGTCTACAACTACCGGCACAGCTACTTTTGCGGCTACGGCGAGTTCGGCCACATTGACTGTTACTGATGCGTCTCACGATGCTATGGTGGGTGATTTTGTTACGTTTAGCGGCGCAGTGTCGTTGGGTGGTAACATTACGGCGGATGTTCTAAACCAAGAATATCAAATACAAACAGTTCCTAGTTCTAATACTTACACCATCACCGCCACAGCCACAGCCAACGCATCGGACACCGGCAACGGTGGTGGGAGTGTAACCGCCGCCTACCAGATCAGTGTTGGTGACGCTATTTCTGTACCTCTTACGGGTTGGGGTGGCGGCGCTTGGAGCAGCGGTGTTTGGGGTACTGGCGGCACTACGGCTGCACCCATGCGTCTCTGGAGCCAGTCTAATTTTGGCGAAGACCTGATTTTTGGCCCTCGGGGCGGCGGTATATATTATTGGGATGTTACTGCTGGCACCGCTACACGGGCGGTAGGTATATCTACTCTAGGTGGCGCGTCGGACACCCCCACTATACAGAATTACATCCTCGTCTCGGATATTAGCAGATTCGTATTTGCGTTCGGGGCGAACACGATAGGCACATCCACACAAGACCCCATGCTTATTCGGTGGTCTGACCAAGAGGATGCCGCCAACTGGACCCCTAGTGCCACTAATCAGGCAGGTTCTCTACGGCTGTCTCGTGGCACCGAGATTGTTACGGCCCAGCAATCCCGTCAGGAAGTTCTCGTGTGGACCGATTCCTCGGTCTACTCCCTGCAATATTTAGGTGGTCAGGCTGTGTGGGGCGCTCAGATTGTGGGTGATAACATATCTATTGCCTCACAAAACGCAGTAGCCTACGCCTCTGGCGCGTCATTCTGGATGGGGCGTGATAAGTTCTATATGTACGATGGTCGCACGCAGGCTCTCCCCTGCGATTTGCGCCGGTATGTATTCAATGATTTTAACGAATTGCAGATAGACCAAGTATTTGCCGGGACGAACGAAGAGTTCCATGAAATCTGGTGGTTCTACTGCTCTGCCGACTCCACATCGGTAAACAGATATGTTGTCTATAACTATCTCGACAAGGTTTGGTATTACGGCAACCTAGCCCGTACAGCTTGGCTGGACTCTGGCACACGACAGTATCCGCTTGCGGCCACTTACACCTACAACCTTGTAAACCACGAAGAAGGTGTGGACGACAACGAAACCGGCACCTCTACGGCTATTGATGCCTTCATAACCTCGGCTGAGTTTGATCTGGATGACGGCCATAGGTTCGCGTTTATTTGGCGCGTGCTACCTGACATGACCTTTGACGGGTCAACGGCCTCTTCTCCTGCGGCCACCATGACTTTCTACCCGCTTAAAAACTCTGGATCTGGGTATATCAGCCCAGCGTCTGCAGGTGGTACTAGCTATGGGTCCGTAACGCGTACCGCAACGGTGCCGGTTGAGCAGTTTACACAGCAGATCAATACCCGCGTTCGAGGTAGACAGATGGCGATTAAGATTTCGTCTGATGAGTTGGGTGTACAGTGGCAGCTAGGTTCGCCACGTTTGGATATGCGTCCTGATGGGAGGCGGTAGTGGCTCTAAACGATGTTGATATTAACTTTCGCGCCCCCGCTCTCCCGCAGCCGCCGCAAGACTATGACCGCGCAGCGTTTGACCAGTTTAACAATGTCCTTCGCATATATTTTAATCAACTAGATGAAGCATTGAGAAACGCTATGGCAATCCAAGAACCGTACGAGCTACAAGTTTCTAAAGGGCAGGTTGCCGGAGCTACCCCGCTGTACAAGTTTGCCCGTAACCCGGACGTAAATTCTACTGAGGAAACTATTTGGGAGCAGGGTGGTAATTACGTGTGGCCCACCGCTGCGTCTATTATGTATGTAAGTTCCTCTGACGCCAACGATACAAACGGGGGCACAGGGGCGAACAAAGTTAAAGTATTCGGGCTAGATTCTAATTATTTAGAGATTGAAGAAGAAGTTTCTCTGAATGGACAAACCCAAGTTGCTACAACCAAGTCTTATCTTCGTATATACCGTATGTATGTCTCACTAGCTGGGTCTGGGGGTACCGCTGCGGGTACCGTTTATCTAGCTTCTAGTGGTGCATCTGCAGGTGTCCCTACCGGCGATGTTTACGCGAACCTCGGTACAAATAACCAGACACAGCTTGGGGTGTACACTGTCCCTGCGGGCAGAACACTGTATTTGGATGATGTAAACTTTACGGCTGCAATATCTCAAGCAAATGCAAGCGCTACGGTAAAATTCAATATCCGGGAGTTTGGGAGCAACACCTTCAGGACCATAATTATATCTGAACTCCAGAGTAATACCCTCACTGATACTTTTACGTACCCACTACAAATTATTGAAAAAACAGATATCGAAGTTCGCGCCATAGCTACATCCTCTAACAACGCGATTACTGCGAGCTGGCAGGGTGTCCTCGTAGACAACTAAACGCTACATAGATATACTGTGAGCATCCCTTTAACGGAGGTGCAAAAATGGATCATGTAGCGCTCTTCAATGAGCTAACGAAGTTAATCAAAG